TACATACACAGTCACTTTTAAGCAACTGCTAGACAACTATGCAGTGCTACAAACACTGACCGACACTGAAATAGAGGTTGGGCAATCCATCACTGTTGCCAGTGTTGGTGCACCTTTTAACGGCACCTTTGTGGTTTATGCCATGCCCAAGTATGAGTACATCGGCATAGACACAGAAGGTGACCTGCTATTCAACAGCAATGTCAGCATCCCTAATCAGGTGCTGTTTGCTTGTACCGGCACAGACGTTCAGCGCACAGCGTCAGCCACAGGCACGATTACTTACACCCAGAACTGCACGTGGATTACAACAGCCGAACTGGTTACATATCTTGGCGTGGACATAACAAACCCAAGCGACGATTTTACGCTTGCTACACAGGCCCGAAATGCAGCTTGCGATTTTGCATATCGACGCAGGCAAGAGTCAGGCTATTTTGACAGTCTGACCACAAGCCCGGGCCACGATTGCACCCTGGGTACGGTTATGTATGCAGCTGCACTGTGGCGCGCTCGAGGCTCAGTACAGGACACTTTTGCCACGTTTGATGGCATGGGGTCTGCACCCGTCAGCGCCATGACGCCGATGATTAAACAGCTCTTGGGCATAGACCGCCCACAGGTGGCTTAATGCCTGCCACAGGGCTTCTCAACGAGGCTATGCAAGACCTCAAGGCCACACTTACGGCAGTGACAGGCTTACGCGTAGTTAGTGACCCCACAAAAATTGTGCCTAACTGTGTCTTTCTCGATGCACCCAGTTTTGAGACAATCGCTGGCGGTGGCAACATTGTGCGCGTAACTATCCCAGTACGTGTTATCGGCAGTGGCACCGCAGCCCAAAACGTGCTGGAAAACATACTTAGCATTGTGGCCACAGTCCTTGGCTCAAGCGTTGTCATCATGGCAGGCCAGCCGTCATCACTAGAAATTGGTGGCGCTACCTATCCTGCTTATGATCTACAGATGGCTATGCAGGCACAAAAGCAATGACATACGCCAACGGACTAGTATTATCTGCTAGAACTAACAACAGATACGGCACCCGGCACCGTTTGACACAGGAGTAAATAACGTGGCCACAAGTACATATCTCACTAACCCAACCGTAAACCTTGCGCCCACCACTGGTGGCACACTTGTTGATCTGACAGACCAGTGCCGTAGCGCTACTGTCACTCTTGGTTATGACTCGCTGGAGTCCACAGCCTTTGGCGATACCGGCCATCGTTTTGTGCCAGGTCTACAAACCGTATCTGTAGAGCTTGAAATGTATCTGTCTTATGGCGCTGGCGAAGTCGAGCAGACATTGTTTGCGAATCTAGGCACAGGCACTACCTCGCTAGTCATTTCCCCATCAGGACTTAGCGAAGGCCCATCAAACCCTGAGTACACAATCATTAACATGCAGCTGGTGGACTACACACCAATTACTGGCTCTGTTGGTGAACTGTCAATGATTACCGCGTCATTCATTGGCGGCACATTTGCCCGAGACATCACACCCTAATTAACCAAAGGAACCCGACATGAAATTAACTCTTAAGGTGGACACGGGCGAAGGCCCGTATGAAGTTACTACTAGCCTCTTTGTCATTGTGCAATGGGAACGCAAATACAAGCGCAAGTCAAGCACGATAGGTGAGCAAGGCATAAGCATTGAGGACTTAGCCTTTATGGCTTACGAGTCAAGCAAAGTCGCTGGCATCACAGTGCCCGTCGTGCTTGACGACTTCATCAAGCGCCTAGTGACTTTAGAAGTGGTGGATAATGATCCGGCAAACCCTACCCAAGCGGAACCTACCGCCATTCCCTAGCAAGTCTCCTAGTAGCCACAGGCTGGTGGCCACCTGCTGTAGAGTTTGACATTGCTGATCTAAATACCACGATCAAGTTGTTAAACGAAAGCCGAAAGCAATGAGCCTTGAAACTACAGCCGAAATTACAGGCTTGAAGCAGGCACTGTCAGAGCTGAGCAAGTTAGACAAGTCAGCGCGCTTTAAGGCTGCCGCCAAGATTAAGGCCAGTAGCCCGGCAATGCTTGAAAAGGGCCGTGAGCAGTTCCCAGCAGAAATTGGCGTAAGCATGATTCACGGCTGGGGTCGTAGCAAAAAAGGCAAGAAAGGCAGACTTGCCTACGACAAAACTGCTGTGGACAAAGGTGTGCAAATCATGGTTGGTGGTCGTGCACGTGGTCAAGGCATAACACCACTGGTCACGCTGGTGCAAAAAGATGCAGCTGGCGCACTATTCAGCCAGGCAGGCACAAAAAACAACAGCGATTTTTCACGCTTGCTTACTAACACTTTTGGTAGGCCTCAGCGTGGTTTGTGGCGCTCTCGAGCATTCATCGCAGAGCAAGGAACCGCTGACATTATGAAAGCCGTAGATGAAGTAATCGCTGACGCTAACCGCGCACTACAAGCAAGGACATCTGGCTAATGGCTATCTACCTACCAATCGTTACGCAATTTAATGACAAGGGACTAAAAGCCGCCGAGAAGGGCTTCCGTGATTTGGAGGGAGCGCAGGCCAAAGCGAAATACGCGCTGGGCAAAGCAAACAAGTATGCAGCCGTTGCCCTTGGTGGTTTAACTGTTGCCCTTGGTGATGCTGTCAAGGGTGCTATGGAAGATGCAAACGCACAACTACTTCTAGCCCGTCAGCTACAAAGAACTACTGCTGCCACTGATGCGCAGGTTGCTGGTGTTGAGGCCTACATAACCCAGCAGGGCAAGTTAAAAGGTGTCACTGATGACGAATTACGCCCGGCACTTGCTGGGCTGGTACGTGCTACTAAAGACATTGACGAAGCACAAAAGGCTGCCAATTTAAGTATGGACATAGCCGCGGCCAAGGGCGTCAGCCTAGAAACCGTAACTAAAACAATGGAAAAGGCATACGGCGGCAACTTTACTGCTCTAGCCAAACTGTCGCCAGAGCTTAAACAGATGATTAAAGACGGCGCAAGCATGGAAGAAGTTATGGCTGAGATGGCTAAGACTTTTGGCGGTGCTGCTACGGACTCTGCTAACACTGCTGCAGGCTCAATGAAGCGTTTAGGCGTTGCCCTTGGTGAGGCTAAAGAAGGTGTAGGCGCTGCACTGCTGCCGATACTTGAAAAGGCTTTACCAGTTTTGCAATCGTTTGCCACGTGGGCACAAGAAAACCCGACACTAATCACAGCTGTAGCGGCTGCTTTTGGTGTGTTGGCTGCCAGTGTTGTACTTGTTAATGCAGCCATGGCACTTAACCCAGTAGTGCTGATTACGGCTGGCATTGTTGGCCTTGGTGTTGCTTTAGTAGTTGCCTACAAAAAGTTTGACACTTTTGGCAATGTTGTGCGCACAGTTGTTAATGGTGTTGCTGGCTATTTTGAGTTCTTAGCCAACGCTTATATCAGCATGATTAACTTGGTTATTAAAGGCATCAACCTTATTAAGCCCGGCAAAGACATTGGCGAACTTGGGCAAGTCAGTTTTGGCAGGCTCACAAGTGGTGGTGGTGGCGGCGATGGTGGCTCTAACCCTGCAGGCCTTGACTATAAAGCAATGGCTACTGGTGGCATTGTCACTAGTCCGACTTTGGCGCTTATTGGTGAGGCAGGCCCAGAGGCTGTTATTCCACTGTCTAAAGCTGGTGGCATGGGCATGAATATTACAGTGAACGCTGGACTAGTCAGCACACCAGATCAAGTAGGTCAGGACATTATTGCTGCTATCCAAAAAGCACAGCGTCGTAGCGGAACGGTATTTGCCCCAGCATGAGCGTACCTACGATGCAGGTGCTGGTGGGCTTTCAATCCACTACTGGCTTTGGTACGCCGTTTATGTTGGACGATGCTTTCTATGGTGTTTTAGATACTGCAGGCCGTGGCACTTTAGGTGGTCTTACTTTTGTAGATTTAACCAGCTTGGTTGAGAATGTCAGCATTACTCGAGGACGCTCACGCCAGCTAGACCAGTTCAATGCAGGCACCGCTGTTATTGCTTTTGATAACGCCAGCCAAGTGCTTAACCCAAGCAACACGGCCAGCCCGTACTACCCATTCGTATTGCCACGATGCCCGGTACAAATCTTGGCTAATGGCATACCGATTTACACCGGGCTAATTACTGACTGGAATCTTGACTACGACATCAGCAACCAAGACATGATGTACGCGTCATGTTCTGACAACTTCACAGTGCTTGCTAACCAGTCATTAAACGCTGTGACCCCATCGGCACAGGCCACAGGTGCACGTATTAACGCAGTGCTAGACCTTGCGGAAATTAACTATCAAGGCGCTCGATCTATTGACACAGGCTCATCTACTTTGGGCGCTTTTGCTATTAGTCAGGGCACAAACTGCCTTAACTATCTGCAACTGGTCAACACCAGCGAGCAGGGCTATCTCTTCATAAGCGCCAACGGCACTTTGACTTTTAAGGGTAGGTCTAGTGTTCTTAACCCGGTGGCTGGCGCTACTTTTAACACTGACGGCACAGGCCTTAAATACCAGTCGCTCATTAACCAATTTGGTGACGAGCTGCTATACAACTACATAGTGACCCAATCGCCAGCAGGGGCAAAACAAGAAACCAGCGACTCGGCCAGCATTGCGCTTTATCAGGCTCAGCAGTATTCACTGACGGACTTGCTTAACAGCACCACCACAGAAGTTGCTGGCCTTGGTAACTATCTGCTTGGAAAGTACAAAAACCCTGTGCTCAGGTTTACAGGGCTATCTACCGAGATGTCAGCGCTATCGGCCACTGATCAGAATATTGTGCTTAATCTTGATATGACCAGTATTGCCACAGTGGTTAAAAACTTTGTGGTGGGCACCCCAGCAACCGAGACACAAACCCTGATTGTGTCTGGCATTGCCCATAACATCACACCTGGCAGCCACATTGTTTCGTACACTTTTGAAAGCGCAGACGGGTCACAGTATTTTGTTCTTGACGATGCAATTTTTGGAACCCTTGACAACAACCTTCTAAGTTTCTAAAGGAGACACACATGACAATCAACACAGGCTTTACGTCAGGCCAAATCCTCACCGCGGCTCAGATGACCAATCTGCCCTGGGGTGTAGCTGCAGTGACAAGTAAAACCACAGACAGTGCAATAACAGTAACGGAAACAGTGTTTTTAACTGCTTCATTTACAGCAGTGGCTAACCGTTACTACCGCATTACTTATTTTGAAGGTGACATTTACAACGCCAACGGAGTGAACGCTGCCAACATCATTGCCAGAATTAGAAACGGCACAACCACAGCTGGCACAGAAATACAGTTTGCAGAAATTCCTACCCTGCCAGGTGGCGTTGGAATGATGAATTTGACAGTGGTTAAAACTTTTACCGCGGGAGCACAGTCACTAGTTGGCACATTAGTTACCACTTTAGGAACTGGCACCGCGTTCCATACTTCATCACGCCCTGCACAGTTAATCGTTGAGGACATCGGGCCTGTCTGATGCGTAAAAGCCTAATTTTATTGGTGTTTTTGGGGTCGCTAACCGCTTGCGCTGACCGTGAACGCCTCAACTGCCCACCAACCAAAAACAAAGCCATGCGCGGCGTAACCGAGACAATCGTCCCAACAACACCAGCCACCGCATACGGCACAGGCGGAAAGTGCGTATGAAACCCGAAAACAGACTCAGCAACGAACAAATAAAAGCACGTCTAATTTTTGTCGTAGCCATCGGATTAACAGTCGCATTCCTCGCTTCTATCTTGGCACTGCTCTACGGCCTGTTATTCGTGACACAACCTCTCGAAGTCAGCCCGAACGATGACTCTGCATGGGCCGTGTTGTCGCCAATGCTTGCCACCCTCACAGGTGGACTGCTCGGCGTTCTTGCCGGTAATGGTCTCAAAGACAAACCAAAAGACCCACCTGCACCATGACCGTTAGACCGTACCCGTACTACCCATCATGGGATGGCAAAGCCACACAGCCCGTCACCGCAAAACTTGTAGAGCTTTGCAAAGCGCGCTGGGGCATGACCTCATTAGGCACATACGCCAATAGACCAATGCGAAACAACGCAGGGCTATCCGTACACGCCACCGGATACGCAGCTGATCTAAAATACAAAGACGAAGCCCAGGCACGCATCATCTGGGACTGGTTCCTAGCCAACAGCAAAGCCCTAGGACTATGCGAAATGCACTGGTATGCCTACGGCGAGTACGGCGCTGGCTACCGCTGTAGTCGAGGCGAAGGCAAAGCTGGTGTCAAAATCTTTACGGCCACAGACAATGCAGGCTCGTATCAAGGCTCACCTAATTGGCTGCATATTGAACTGGCCAAGCAAACGCCAGAGCATTTTGAGGCTCAATTTAGGGCACTTAAATAGGATTCCCAGACACTGTTTGAGCAGTGCTGGGGCTAGGTGGTGGGTACTTTGTTTCCATTGGGTATCCACCACCGACTTTCTAAATTGTGTAAAGTAACCACCGCTACTCAAATAGCAGAAAGTCAGAGGAAACATGACATACACCGACCTACCACTATTC